GACGGTGCTCGCTGCCGCAGTGCCAAGCCCTTCCATGTAAGTACTGAAGGTCAGCTCATTCTCATCGTGCGAGGGGCCATAGCCTGTCTCGTGCTGCCCGAGGTCAGTCATTACCGCTTCGTTGGGGAATTCGGCTTCCTTGTTTGAGACGCTGATCCCCCACGCTTGAATGGGGTCTGCGTTGGTGGGGAATGACGCGGGGATTGTTTTGAAGGTCGCCTCTCCCTCAATGCGGATTGCGTGTGTACCTGCTCTTTTTCTCGCCATGATATTTTCTCCTGCTATGCGCTGATAATAAAGTGTACTTCGAATTCAACGCGCAGGTGATACGCGCCGCTGCCAAGGTAACGAAGGCGAGGGGAGCCCTTCAAAATTATGTACTCAAAACCAGCGGCGTTGCTTGCCGACCAGTCGTAAGAATTTTCGAAAGAATATTTGATCCTCGTAACGTCTCCCGCTGCGAGGCTATGCGCGCGTGCCTTGCCGCCTCGCTCCGCTGGGACGTGATAGCGCGCCTCGATTACAAGCGTTTGTTTATTCGCGAGCAAGCCCTCGCGGTCCTGCAGATCGGCGATATCTACCTCTGCATAGACCATGAACAGGCGAACGCGCTCGCGGGCCTGGAGGGAGATAAGGTCAAGCCCCTCCTCTCCCACGTAGAGCACCCAGCCCCAGGTAGGCTCATCGTCTGGCGTGATAGCTCTGATTGCGGCGACTGCGTCTGTTACGACCGTTGAGAGTGTACTCGCCATTATTCGCCCCTCCCGCCTAGCACGCGCTCGATGAGATCATCAAAATCCTGCTCTGTCTCGGCAGGTACGGCGATAATCTCATACCCTGCGTTCTCGAGATGCTCAATGGCTCGCAAGCGCTGGACTGGCGGCGATATCAGGTATGCGTGTCCATCGTCCCTAACGAGCCATAGCGTGGGGTCTGTTAGCACACCAGTCGCGACGCCAGGAGTGAAGGGCGCGCGTAGGTTAGCGCGCTGCTTCTGCTCGATGGTGTCAGGATCAAGCGGCGGCTGCGGGTCGCCCCCTGGCCCCTGTCCGATGCGCAGATGGTCGGTGATGTGCGTGGGTACCTTCTCCGCGACTGCGCGCAGGCCGATACGCATTTGTTGTTGCATCTGCTCAATCTGCTCATCGATGGTTTCACCGTCCATCTTGACGCTAATTTTGAACACGCTTAATCCCCCAGGAATCCAGACCACTCAAGCGTCGAGGTTTCCGAATTTTCGTCGCCATCGTCGTCAACCAGATTATCGTCGTCGACGTCAATCCAGAGCGGAGACTGCGCGAGGTTCGCGAATGATGTCTCCGTATTCGCGCGTAGCTCCTTGATCAGCTGCAGCTCGTAGGAGCCACCCGGCTGCGTCATCGACAGACGAAGCGCTATCCAGTGAGCAGCGGGGATAGTCAGGAGCGAGCGGTCGCGTAGTTGATCGGGCTGATGGCCTTGTCCTCGCAGGTAGCCATAGAGCGCGCGCGTCGCTGGAGGGATCAACGAACGCCACCAGCCGCCCAGGCGACCACGAAGCGCAGGAAACACAGCCACGATATCAGTGCGGCGGATGTCGAGCTTGAACGGCTGATATACCAGGTCAAATTCTGTCCACTTCACCACCGCCTTGCTCGCGATCGTCAGCGACCACTTCGCGCGGTACCCTCTGAAATGCGCAAGGGTGCTCGATGCTGAGTAGGTTACGATGTGATCGCGTATGGTGGAGCCAGAGGCGAGCGCAAATGGGATCTCTTCATCGAGGACCAGCGTTGTCGAGGCAGCGCCCAAGACCACCGCTTCCATGCGCTCGCCGAGGGTCGACTCTACGAGCACCTCTTGCCCCACACTCACCGCTGTAGCGTCGTCAACAGTGAGGGTGTTTGAGTAGGCGGTCGCGGCGCTCGTGGTCGTTACGGTATCGGTGGGCAGCGTGGCAGCTGTAGCGGCCACCACCGACCCGTCTTCAGGGTGAAAAATCTGCACCGTCGCAGCAGTGGGAATACCATCTGCCGCGTGATACTCAATCACCGCCGTAGCACCGTATGTGTGCTGTTCTAAGGCCATCAGATTAGCTACCCGAGGCCAGGCAGTAACCACGCGCGCGCTCTGCCGCTATGGGGTCGTCCGTGCTCGGCGCAGTGTGAGTGAGGGTGATCGTGTTTGTTGCCACGCGTTGGACCTTGATTCTGCTCAAGACGAGGAAAACGTCGGGGTCATGGTTGGTGATCGCAGCCAGGCGAAGTGCGGCGTTAATCTGCGTCGATGTAATGGCTACCTCGGCAGCATCGGCGGCTTCAGCGCCCACAATCGCACGCAGCTCCACCGCGCCATTAACGACGATGGCAACCAGCGCAAGCCAATACGTCTTACCATCTGCAGTGAGCACGACAGCACCAGCGCCCGCGAGATCATAGGTAACGATCGTCTGCCCCGCTCCAATGAACACCGCGTCCACCTGCGCAGCGTAGCGCTTGTAGTATCCGCCCACCGTCATTGCGCCAGCGGCGATGTTTGCCATGTAAAGCACGGTCGTGTTCGCCGTGGTGGGAACACTGCTCAGCATCGCGGTGTCGTTGAAGGGGATGAGGTGCGTTTCAGCCGCCACCACATCGCGCATCCACGTCGTGCGCAGATCGTGATCGATAAAATTAATGCCGTTCGCATCACTCTTGCGCGCGTCGAGAATAGGTCCAGGCGAGTTAGTGATCAGGTGTGTCGTGGGCGTCGTGGTCATCGCTATTTATCTCCGCTCGTTTGGTCTGGGATACGTCTACAGCAGGGGAGGGGGGAGCGTGAGCGCTCACAAGCATTTTCTCCCCCGCTGTATTGCGCGCCCTTCGACGTTGAAGCCAGAGAGGCGCGCGCTTATCTGTCTTTTTTTCTTCAGTCATTTATTGACTCGAGAATTTTATCAAGCAGGGGCTGAATCGAAAGTCACCTTGCAGATTGCGTTGGGCCTCATGACTCCGAGCCCGAAGCGACGGCTGGCTTTGATTGCCACCATGTCGCGGCTGAAGAAATCTGCATGCTCCGTACTCAGGAAGACCTGCACACCGGCACGATTTCCGATCACGCAAGCGAGGGAGAGGTTGGCCACCAAAGCCGTTCCCGTTGCCATGCTGTGGGATTCGATGACCCGTGTTCCCCATGCGCGCTGTACCCCGTCGCCGCCTTGAATTTGCGCCCATACATAGTGACCATCCGACCCCGGCGTTAATTCCACGCGCTCTTTATCAGTGGGGCTGAGCAGCGTAACCTCTGGCATAAAATAATCCACCGTGACAGTGGTCTTTGCCCGACGCAGTGCATCGAGGCGCGTATCACCGCTGGTGCCCGCTGACCACGAGTAGGTGTTGATGCCAGAGATGTTGAGCAGCCCGGTGATCTCGGTGTTGCTACCCGTACCGTTGAGGATCTGCTTTTGCGAATTTACGAGCAGAGAATTTCTCACGTGGTTGTTGAGCAGATTCTGAAGCGTCGGCGTATCGCTCAGCGCATCGAGGGTGGCGGGAATGATGATGCCGAGCCGCTCGATGATGACGGAATTATTCGCGTAGACCACCTCACCATAAGGGAACGTAGCAGCCTCAGCGGTAGGCACTGCGCTCTTACTCCACAAACGATCGCCGACGCTTGCGGCGAAGCTCGTCGCGCCTGTGAACGTGATAACATCGACAGAGGTAGGCAGTGCGCCGTAGGCAATCGAGCTGATAACGGCGGAATTTGTCTCGCTGTCGCCAGAAAAAACCGTCGCGCCAATTTCGAAGCCGCGTGCGTTGGTGACGCTGTAGGTGCTTGCGCTGGAGTGAGCAACGGCGCACTCAGTCGTGACAATGTAGTCCTGCGATTGGCGGACAATTTTGAAGGTGTCCGAGGTCACATTGAAGGAGGGGATGAGCGACTCAAGAAGGAGGGGCTCGCGCTCGGTGTTGACCCACTCAGGATGTCGTTGCTCGTTGGGAGGTGCGCCGGTGAGATCGACAGCATCGACGTCTTTGTAATATCGCGGGGCGTTCCAGGGGAGCGTCATCACGCCCGTGGACTTCGTGTCCCCTTCGAGAATCTGCTTCAGTCCGGGGTTGCCCGCGACGATCTGCGCCCACTCGCGGGGGTCTGGCGTCGCCTTGCTCGAAGGCGTGAGGCCAGTGCGCGCCCCTGCCTTCATCTTCGCGAGGATCTCAGCGTTTGAGCGTTTGATGTCCTGGATGTCTGCGTATCCATTGGACAGCTCGACGACCTCACGCTGCAGCTGCGCCAGTTCGCCTTGGGCCGCTGACATCTCCGATTGCTTGACGGCGAGCGCGCGCTCTGTCTCGCGCGATGCTCCACCGTGGGCTTTTTTCTCCTCATGGAGCTTGTTGACGAGTGGAGCAAGAGCAATAGCAAGCGCCTGGATGTCGGCCTCTCGACCCTCAAGCGCAGCCTTGTAGCCTGTGACTTCGTTGGGCGTGGTCATCTGTCATTTCCTGTGTGTGAGACGTCTGCGCCTCGTATATGCGCGAGTAGACCACTAAGAAGGTCGGGGCTCGCTGTGCTTGATTTTTCTTCGTCTTCGGCTCGCTCATCTTCCTCGCCAGGATCATCATCGCCAGGAGATACGTCGGTGAACGCCGCCACCTGCGCCGCTGGATTGGCTGGGAAGGTCACGAGGGATGCTTCGCTGAGTTTAATTTTCGTGAGGTGCCAGATCGGCCACCCGTTCGAGGCTTCACTGCCCTCCTCATCAACCGTGTACTCCTGCAGATAGTAGCCGATTGAGATTCCGGTAACGGTGCGTGTGCGCGCTGCTACAGCTGCGTCGCGGCCCCACGACGTGTTGATGATTGGCGAGCGCCACCAGAGGCCAGTGACGCCCTCAGCGGTCCTCTCCTCCATAATCTCAGGGACACCGAGGGGGAGATGTTGATCGTGTTGCCACAGTGAGCGAATCATCTCCGCGTCGTTTTGGAGGGTATCCCTGAAAGCGTGGGGCTCAACGATTTCCATGTAGCTGTCGAGCACGCCAGCGACGCTAGCCCAGCCCTCGAAGAAGCCCAGAATGTCGCCCGTCGCGAAGATATGGTCCTCGTCGCTCGCGGTATTAAACCCAACGCCGCCCGCAGCCTTTTGTGGCATGCTCAGCAGCAGACCTTGCTTCGTCGATGGTCTGAAGCGCGCCATGTCTCGACGCTTCGCCTGCAGAAAATCGCGTCGCCCCTGCGTGCTGTCGCCGAAGATCCGCGCGAGGTGTTTGGTGTAGTGGATCATGGGGCGCTCGTGGGTTGCGTGGTGGCTGCAGCGGTCGCGGCTGCTACCTCTTCAGGGCTGAAGCCGAGGTTGAGGCGACGGTTGATCGCGTCTGGCTGAAACCCCAACGCCGCGAGAGCAGACGCTTGCGTGATGCGCTCGCCAAAATCTGTCTGCAGCGCGAGGACACCGCTTGTGTCGAGCATGAGAACTAAATTCTCACCCGGCCACTCAGCATCAACAAGCTGCATCTGCAAAAAGTCGCGCATAATTTCGAGCATGCCGAGCAGCGTCTCCTCCCACCATGTTCGCCGCATCTCTCGGGAGTTTGAGTAGTTGGCGTTCTCGAGAATCCCAACGAGCGGAGGGGGCGTTCCATGCACAGCGATAATTTCCGTTCGCGTATCTCTACGCGACGCCTGGAAATCCACTTCTTTAGGTGACTGCGAGAGAAATTCTACAGTGTAGGGTTGCGACATCCACAGAATTTTACCGCCCTTCGTTGAGCCAACGTGGCGACCCTCGAAGACGGTTTTATCCGCCTGCGCCTTGCTCCGCGAAATCGTCTTCCCCTCTTTCGGAGAAATTATCGCGGGCACCATAAAATTATTATCAACGCCAGCCTTCTGCGCCTCGGCTGAAGCGATGTCTGTATCGATGGCCTTACCCGAGGGCTTCAACGGCGAGAGGCCCCAATGCACATTCGAGGGGTCGGGATTCTGGAGGTGCAACACGTCTTTGGGCAGTAGATCTGTGTATGACCCATCGCTGCGCGTGTATCGATACGCACGCCAGATGCTGTCGCCGCTCTTCGCCTCGATGGGCCTTACCTTGCCAGGGGCCATCTCCCACAGCTCCGAAGGGGAGCTGTTTGGGTAGCGCGTGACAGCCCACAGCGCGTTGCCTGACTGCTGATAATGAATCAGCCCGCGCAACACGAAGGTCAGCCAGCCGCCGAGTTCGTTTGGGCGCGCCATGAGGTCAACGAGCGGGTGGGATTCTACGTCCTCAAGATCACCGCTCGCAGTGCGTCGCTTGACAACCCAAGGCACCAGCGCCGCTGCTTTTGCATTCTTGTAGATGGCCGCATAAGCCCACGTAGACTCCTCAAGCGCCGCGTCAATCGTGGCCTGCTCGTCGTAGTCTTGCCATTGCGGCTGGCTCGTCGAGAGCGGCGCGCTCATCTGCTGCGGCGAGATGGACTTGACCGCGAGCGAGGGCAGGGCGCGGCGCCTGCGAGCGCGCAGGGGCAGCACAGCGAGCGCAGAGCGGAGGACAAACGCCCACGCTCTCGCAATTGAATTGTGTGCTGCCGTCGTTGCCATGGTGTCCAGATCTCAGACTTTTGCGTCTCACCTTGTCCAGATCTCATAATGAGGATCATGTGCGCGCGTTGTCAACCCCGGTACGTAACGCCACACACGACCAGCGTCAAGGGGCGCGCGCGTGCGAGCTAGATCGCTATCTCCCCCAGGTAGTCGTCATCACTCTCACGCAGAGCAAGGAGCGCCTGCGTGGTGGCGTCGACCTGGTCATCATGCTGCGCCGCACCGGGGAAGTTTGTCAGCTCGAATACCCACTCCTCCACCCATCCGTTATCCATCGATCGAGGAACGCAGACGTTGCCAGCGCGGAACAATGGAGCAACTGCAGCGAGGCGCGCAGCCTTGTCACCTAATCCCGTTGGGTCGAAGGATACAAGCCCGTCCAGCTCGTCGTGCATCGTCTCGAGGATGGCGCGACCATGGGCCTTATTCTCGATGATCTTTTGCACAGCTTCAGGGTAGGCTTGCGATAGTTCGCGTATAGCATCCATCATCTCCGGTAAGCCCATGCGCTCGCGGATCTGCCAGACGAGGTAATAACGCGAGCCCACCGCCCCCCACACTTGGCCTACGCAATACGAGGCGCGCTTGCCCTTCGAGCCGTGCGAGAAATCCCACGATTGGACGACCACATCGAAACGCGAGGGTAGATCGCTCGGCGCATAGCGGCGCATCCACGCGGCCTCAATCCTGCGACCACCAGACGCTCCTGGGCGCTGTTGATGCTGTGCTGCGTAGGCTGCAGGCCCCAGCTCTGCTTTGATCTCATCGACCACCTCACGCGGGAATAGCGCGGGAAACAGCAGCTCGTCTACCTCGGTACGTGGGTCACTCCAGATAGGCGTCGCGCATGCGTCGCTGGGATCAAATTCAGTCGCGAGACGCAAGACAACCCACCCCTCCTTCTGCGAGAGATGGCCCGCGAGGTCCCACAGATGCAAGCGCTGCCCTATGACGATCTGCACACCAACAGATTTGTCATTGAGCCTGCTGGTTAGCGTGCGGTCGTAGTAGCGCGCCACGCGATCGCGTTCCACCTGCGACTCTGCCTGCTCAGCGCTCAGCGCATCATCCACAAACACAGCGTCACCACGGTAGCCTGTACCCTGGCCGCGTGCGCCCAGCGCCATCCTGAAGCCACCTGCGCTGTTCTCGAAGTAGCTTTTGACGTTCTGATCAGAGGTCAACACCCACGAGGGACGAAACGTCGCCTGATACGCTTGCGATGTGATTAGCTGGCGTGTTCGTCTGCTGTCGCGTGTCGAGAGGCCCGCAGCATAGCTCGCGTAGAGCACGCGCCACCCTGGCCTTCGCGTCCACATCCACGCGGGAAACATGGCCGCGCCTATCAGGGATTTCGCGTGTCCAGGCGGGATCTCGATGAGCAGCTTTTGTATTCGCCCCTCTGCCACGGCCTGGAGGTGTAGGCACACAGCGTCGAGGTGGATACCCCATTCAAGCGGCTTCTCCGGCTCCAACACATGCCAAAACTCACGCACGAAACGCGCAAGGCTACGACGCAACGCTTCGGCCTTTACCTCGCGCGCGAGCGTCGCTGTATATGTAGCGCGATCAACCACCCTTGCGTTACTCCTCCCCCTCTCCTGACGCGAGGATGCGCTCAACGGTGGCCAGCTGCGAATCGGAGAGGCTCCCCACCTGTATCGCGGTACCATCTTCGTGGGTGGAAAGTCTCAGGTCTACCTGTCGCGGCGTCCCCAATCCTGCGAGAGCAAGCGCGCGCTCGATTGCCTTTAGCCTCGCTTGTGTGGCTGTTGACTCTCCAGACGCAATCCTGAGCAGCTCAGCGGTGAGCTTGCCGGCAGCTGCGAGGGCTTGTCGTTGCGCTTGCTCCCTCGGTCGCGCGGTGGGATCGATGGCGTCGCGTTCGTCGTTCTCCCGCAAGCGCCTGATTCTCGCCTCCTCCATAAAGCGCTCAGGTCGTAGGCTGTACTCGTGGGGTCGTGTGCGCTCGAGTACCCACGCTGCGGCGTGCCACGTCCCTGTTTTGGATGCCTTGGCAATTGTGACCAGCGAGGCCATCACAGACATAGCCTCGGCTTCGAGGAAGTCACGGTTGAACTCGAAATATTTACCGCTCGTAGCCTTGCGCCCCTTGCCAAGCCATAGGTATAGCGCTGAGTAAGAGATACCCGCGTGCGCGCATGCGTCCTTATTGTGCGCCCCTACACGCTTTGCGTCGAGCACGCGGGAAATCTGGAGGGGGGATAATCCTTTACGCCTTGGCATCTGTTGACCTCACGAGCACAGCAGTTTGACCTGTAAAATTTTCCCAACGCTCGACAGCCATGTCGACGTAAGGCGGGTGTACCTCCATGGCGTAACACCTGCGCCCGAGCTGCTCACACGCGATAATTGTGGTGCCTGAGCCTGAGAACGGCTCGTAGACAGCATCTCCGCGGGCACCGTGGTTGCGAATGGGGCGTGCCATGCACTCAACGGGTTTTTGTGTGCCGTGGTTGGTTTTGTCTTCCTTGTGAGATCCACCAACTAAACTGCCAATATCCCATACGCTGGTCTGGGTGTTGTCTCCGTTCCACCGCGCTGTTGATCCCTCGCGAACTGCATATAGGCAACACTCGTGCTTGGGATTGTAGTGTCCGCGCGATAACGGGGAGAGATTCTTATTCCAGATAATTTGAAAGCGAGCGACCAGACCCAACCCCACCATGAGCACCCCAACCTGCCTCCAACCATGCCACACATAAGCCACTTCGCCCGCAAAAAAATCCCACGCGGCCCCCCATTCTGCGCGAGCGTCGTTCACAACAGCGCCAGTTTTTGGGTGTGTATTTGGATAGTGCATACCGCTAGAAGCGCGCCATGTTGGATCATAATTCACACCATACGGCGGATCAGTCACCATCATAAAGGGCTTCTCGCCATCTAGCAGCGTCGCGACGTCCGCCGCTGACGTCGAGTCACCGCACATCAACCTGTGATCGCCCAAGCGCCACACATCGCCAGCCTTGCTTCGCGGTTCGTCTGGCACCTCTGGTACGTCGTCAGCGTCGGTCAATCCTTCACCTGCGCCGAGGTCGTCAATGATGCTCGCCAGGTCCTCCGCGTCATACCCCAAGCCCTCCAGGTCAACGCCATCTGCGCCGAGTGACTGCAGGGTAGCGCTCAAGATATCATCGTCCCACTCGGCCAGCTCAGCGGTGCGATTATCTGCAATCGCGTAGGCTGTCGCGGAGGTGTGTTCTTCGTCAATAATTGTTACCGCGATATGGTCCCACCCGAGGGCGCGCGCAGCCTCAAGCGTGCCATTTCCTGCACGCACGATACGTCCACTTTTTTGCACCACGATGGGCTTTCGTTGGCCGAAACGCGAGAGGCTGGCCTTGATTGCGGCGTGGTTCTTCTCTCCATGTTTCCGCGCATTTGAGGGGTCAAGGTGGAGAGAATCGACACGCACCGCGAGCGGTCGCAAACTCTCCGCGATATATTTTAATGTATCCATAAAACCTACCCGTAACACAGCTCGAAAATTCTAATGGCCTCTGCGGCTCCGCGAGCAAATTCTGCAACCCACCCGCAAGCGTCACGCATCGACGCCAGCCAGTCCGCTTGCCTCAGTATGTGCTGCGCTCCTTTCGATTTCAAGGTTAGCAGCCGGTCACGAGGTGGTATGTCGCGTTGCTCGACCCTCTTA